AGATTCCAGGCTTCAAAAATTAACATAGGACTGCATCTATTAATAGTGTCAAGAGCGCCTTCGATAACTTCTAACTCCATACCTTCAACATCAATCTTTATCAGAGACACATCAGATAGATTAAAATAGTCTAACGTGCGTATTTGATATATCGCTGTCTTAGGGAAATCAGTATCACCCCTGATTTGGTGTATCTTATCAAGTAATGATATACAACCATAAGATCCTTTTGTATCTGGATCTTCAGATTCTAATTCACACTCTTTATTTCCGAGTCCTATTCTATAAGATTCAATGTTAGTGAATCCATTTAATCTTATGTTTTCTTCTAGTTCTGCATAAGTTGGAACCACAGGATCAAAGGCATATATTTTACAATCTGGAAATTTGATTGCCAATTCTAAACAATAAGTTCCAATGTTAGCACCTGCATCTACAATTACACCCGGACGATTGGTTAGGTGTTCGATAGATATATGAGTGAGCTTTGATTCAAAATAATCTTGAACCTGAATTACTTCATAAATGGGTTCAGACCTATCATTTATTTTATACTTGACACCAGTCGGAGAGGTGTATATATACACGATGCACTCCTATAATTTTGGCTCCATGGCCTGGACTCGAACCAGGGACACTCTGATTAACAGTCAGATGCTCTACCGACTGAGCTACCACGGAACAATTCTTAAATACCAAACTTTTTAATTATAACCCAGTACACTACATATCCCCAACCAAAGAAGGTGTGGGGGATTGCCCATAACCATGATTGGTTTGTGCTAAAAGAAAGCTGACATGCTATAACCATACCTATCGTGCGAATTAGAGTGTAAACCGCTAATGGGTGTAATTTGAATATGTAAGGAAATTTAATCATTTTTACTTTCTGTGATGGCTTCCGTGACCTCTTTCAGAAAGTCTCTAAGTTCTTCCCTAGTGGCTTCTGAGGGGTTTTGGGTCGGCCAATCTATCCCTATTTTTAAGGCTTCTGATTTAATGGCTTTTAATTGATTGATATAGTGAATCTTTTCCAAAATTAAGCTTCCTTCATTATTTTCAACAACCATTATGCGCCCTTTTTCGATAAAAGTCAAGCATTATTTTTTATATAACAAAATCAATGGGTTGTGGTGGAGGGGGCTGGATTCGAACCAGCGTAGGTGTAACCAACGGATTTACAGTCCGTCCCCTTTAGCCACTCGGGCACCCCTCCTAGATAACTTCCCCTGCTACTCTATCAGGAAAGGTTCTATGATATTTGTATCTTAACCCAACCTCACGACCATAGGCTTCTATCTCCCATGGATGATCATAATAATCTTCATCTCTATCAGCAATTAATGTTCCATGCCACTGACTCTTATGATAGTTATCACTCTCTTGTAATTCATTACGAACATACTGCTTTAGATGCACCATCTCATGCGCGAGTGATGATAGAACTTCAGAGGTAAGACCTCTTTGTAATTCTATTCTAAAGTTTCTTTGATTAGTGCCTTCATCTAATGATTCGCAGTAACCTAGTGCACTGCTATCTAACTTCTTCTTTAACGCAATCTCAATATTTAACTGATCAATTTCTTCGTCAGTCAGCAGCTGAGTGGCAAAGAAGTAACAAGCTCTCTCAAGCTCCTCCTTGCTTTTCCCATTAACTGCTGTGTCGAAGACTACAATCATGCTACTTGAGTATATAGCAGATTAAAGAAGCGTGGAGTATGTCCATCAAATCCAGAACCACCATTCAAACTCTTACACATTCTCTTCACTAAAACTTCATTCATGCTCTTAAAGATAATCATATTACTTTCAATTTCTAGAATAGCAAACTCATTACCAAACGTCTTAATCTTATACATCATGAAAACTTCACTCCCGAAAAATCCTTACGACCAACCTTCTTAGTAACAAACCTCATTTTTTGTTCTTCGTCATAGCGTTCACCAAACGACGAATTGTCCATAACAGGCTTGTCAATATGCTTTGTCTTGGGTCCATCTAGGATATCCTTTTGGGCTGATTGTTCAACGTCATAAAACTTCATCTTGGCTTTGTTAACACCAATAATAAACTTACGATTGCTAGAGGGATCATCATAACGATTCTTAAGCTGCTTAACTAGAATCTGATTCAAACCCTCTAAATCTTCAGTAGAAATTAGAGCAAACATAAAGTCAGCAGTGGCAGGTAGAGCAAACGATTCAGAGGTGTTATCAAGACCAACGTCTGAAGAGTTATAGGCATCGCGATTACTTTGCGTGGCTGAGATGATAGGAACATCAAACTCAACAGCAAGACCACGTAGCTCTTCAGCGATAGCTTTAATGTACATGTAACTGTTAACCGAACCACCCATCTTCATACGAGCAGAAGAACAGATGTTTAGATAGTCAATATAGATTACATCAGGCTTGAATGACTTCTTAATGCGTAGCTCTTGTAGTAAATGACGGAAGTGCGCAGAGCCAGCAGCAGCTGTAGGATATTCTTTTACAATAAGCTTACCCTTAGTGTCACTCTTAATGCGTACCATCTTCTTATCATAAGCATCTTTAGGCAGTTCCTTGAGTTCATCAATGGTGACATCCATAAGATTAGCATCAATGCGTTCAGCAATACGTTCTTCCGACATTTCCATAGTTAGATAAAGAACATTCTTACCTAGTGTAAGATGATGAGCAGCACAGTGTGTCATGAACATCGTCTTACCAACACCAGTAGATGCTAGAATGATATTAAGAGTTTTCTTTGACAGACCACCTTTAGTAATCTTGTTAAAGTATTCTAGATCAAACTGAAGCTTTTCTTCTCTCACATGATAATAGTCATAACGAATATCAGCATCTTCAATAAAGTCATGGCCAATATTAGTATCAAAAGAAACGGAAAGAGCTTCAGTAAGAATTTCAGGAATAGATCCAGTGCCGCGCTTCTTATCTTTCTTATCAATGATCTTGATTGAATCCATGATAGCGTTGTAGACAGCCTTCTCTTGGCAGAACTTCTCAGTCTGATCACACAACCAATCAACAGATGTTTTAAGATCAGACTCTAGCTTAGTGATAAGTTCATCGCAACTCTTGAAGTCATCTTCTGAGATGTTATCAAGAGACTGAAGCTTTGTGTTGAGTGCCTCTTTAGAAGGAACAACGTTATAGGTCTTAATATAACCGTCAATCAATTCAAATAGAATTTTATTAGTTCTAGTTTGAAAGTATTCATTCTTAAGAAACGGAATAACCTTCCTACTATACTCTTCGTTGAAGAGCAAGTGAGAAAAGATGATTTCTTCTAGCATTAGTCCTCGCCATAGATGTCGTTAAGTTCTTGATCAGACATGATGCTACCAGTCGCCATCATGTATTTATTTTCAATAAAGGTTCTGAACGTCTTAGACTTAAGAATAGGTAGCCAGAAGTCCTTGGTGTAAGTATCATCTTGGCGATAATTCTTTTCACCAATCTCACCAGTTTCCATATCAACCTTTTGATACCAACCATTCTTTGGCTTGATAACATGACCAGACTCTAGTGCTACTTCAAGCAAACCAGACCATGGACTAATACCACCATCAAACGAAACCTCAATCGGGATCTTAGACTTTTCCTTAAGGAAGCGAGACTTCTCAACGTTAATGATAAAGCTGTAACCAGTTACCTCTTTAGCATCTTCTTTATTATCTTTTTCCTGCTGACGACCAATGATATAAATGTTATCAGCAGAGTAATATGCACCAGTACCACCACCAACGATAGCCTTGGGGAACATACCAATTTCCATGTACGTGTGATTGACAACAATAAGTGGAATGTTTTTTAGCTTAAGATGCGGTGTAACAATACGGAACACGGACTTCAACTGCTTGGCGCGAGTCATATCACCAACGCTCTTACCATCAAGAGCATCTTCAGCTTCCTTCTTAGAAGCAAGATTACCTACAGAGTCAATAACAACAATAACTTTATCACCACGATCGATGCTGTTTAATTGTGCTGTTATATCAAACTTAAGTTGTTCAATATCAGTAACAGGCGTATGTAGTACACGTGCAGTGTCAATACCAAACGTCTTAAAATATGCTTGAGGCGCACCAAACTCTGAGTCATAGAACAACAGTGCGGCATCAGGATACTTGTCCATATATGCCTTGACCATCATAAGCGAGAACGCAGTCTTAAAGTGCTTGCTTGGTCCCGCAAACATTGTAATACCAGGAACTAATCCACCATCAAGACGACCTGACAATGCTACATTAAGCATCGGCACTGCTGTGGGAACCATATCCTCTTTTCCAAACAACTTAGAATCAGAAAGAATATCTGAATCCTTAATCGTTGAAGTCTTCATTAGTTTTTGTAAAATGCTCATAATATCTCCTCATACACTCATCAACTATAATACTCTAAATTCTAAATAAGTCAATCTATTTTCCAGCAATGTTGTTTAATTTTATTCTGAACTCCTCAATCTTCGCTCTACGATTTGGCCAGTGGATATACTCTTTAGTGTCAGCATCCTTAGCAAGATTATTAAGCAAGGGAGTGATAGCTTTTAGTAGATTGTCT